CCCGCTATCTAATATAATAAAGCGCATATTTTCACCCTGAACATTGTCAGGTCGTTTATTATACATTTGTAGGATTTCTTTCTTAAATTTTTGGTTAAATTCCGAGTTGAAAAGAGCCGAAGAGGATAAGAGCCCAAACGCTTTATTTTTTCCATCGGCGCCCGTATCTAAAAGCGTTAATTTTAAGGCTTTTTGACCCGTGACAGAACGCGCGGTAATCAAATTTTTATACCCGTTGGCAATAAAAGCCGAAGCCAATATTTTGGCACCGTAGCCTTTTTCCTTGACATCCGAAAAAATAAAATGCTTAAAATAACGCCCGTGTGTTGCCATATCATTCTCATCTACTTGTTTAATAATGTTAAAAAGTTGCTCTAATTTGGGCGAGGCATTATGAATAGCGGACATTACGATTGCGGGGTTGAACTTATTGCTGTCGAGTTTATGTTGCGGCAGCATATTGCTCTAATTTGGGCGAGGCATTATGAATAGCGGACATTACGATTGCGGGGTTGAACTTATTGCTGTCGAGTTTATGTTGCGGCAGCATATTGCTCCAATTTTCGGTTTGACGCATACATGTGTAAATTTTATTGCGTTTGTTTTTATCCAAAGCTCGGAGAGGCTGTGATCTGCGGCTGGCGCTTGAAACGTCGTGTGGGGGCGAAACCCCAATATCGTCGTGTGGGGGCGAAACCCCCGTGCAATATGTCTTCGTCTTATAACAATCCACCACATCTTTAACCGTGTCCAAATCGGCAATACCCCCTTTATCTGGATGATTTTTTAATAACCATTCTTTTGCATCATCCCGCGTATATAATTCTAAATCACACATCAGCTTTTTATTGCATGACGCCATTTGATTATATATTTCGCTAATATAATATTCTATTAGGTTTACCTCTTGATAATAAAAAATGGTATAATATAAAATATAAATGGAAGATCTTGATTTGAATATTGAAAATTATGAACTCACTGATTTATTGGCACTTTTTAAAATCGATTTTGAATTTAATGCCGAAGATTTAAAACGTGTAAAGAAAACGGTCATGCAAACCCATCCCGACAAATCCGGACTTGATAAAAAATATTTCCTCTTCTTTACATCTGCCTATAAAATTGTATTTTCCATCCACGAATTTAGACACAAAAGTTCGGCGAATCAATCGACCGAATACACGGTTGAAAAAGATGAAGAAAAGGAACTGTTGTTGAAAAAACTCAAAAATAAACCAAATTTCAATAAGCTATTTAATGAACTCTTTGAAAAGCATAAAATAACCGACGAAGAAACCGCAAATGGATATGGCGATTGGATGAAATCCGACGAGAATATGGATACGCGCACGACTACAATGAGCCAAATGAACGCTACATTTGAACAGAAAAAGAGAGAAGTGAAAGAGTTGGTGCCTTTTCAAGAAATTGAAGAAGCCGGAGGAACCGTCTCCCATTTTGATTTAACCCGTGATAAACCGACCTATTATTCCTCAGCCGTATTTAGTAATTTACAATATGAAGATCTCAAAAAAGCGCACGTCGAGAGTGTTATTCCGGTGACCCAAGAAGACTATTTATCCCGCCCAAAATTCAAAAGCGTCTTGGAAATGCAGCAACATCCCGACTATAAAGACACCACGCCGCTTTCGCTCTCACAAGCCAACGACTATTTAAAACAACGCGACTCGTTCCAGGCAAAAAATGATGTCCAGCGCGCTTATAAACTTGCCAAGCAAGATGAAGTAGCCCGCAAAGCCAATCAAGGGTGGATGAGTGGGTTTAAACAATTGACTGGGCAGTAATATATGACATGTCCAATAATTGACAATAATATATATATATTATATATAAATGCAATTGACCTTACAAAATTTCAATAAACATAAACATTATTTCTATCCTTTGCTTGTTACAATAATAATGAGTCTTATTTATAGTAAATATCAATCAGCCGAATATGATGATGAAAATATGCGAAATTATAAAATGGTCAAAAAATATTTATTGAACGATTCTTCTTTAGCTCAAAGCAAAAAACCAATCATTTGGATACACATGGTCTATGATATTAATGCCCGCTGGTGGCCGAGTTTTTCTTCACGTAATACCGATAATCTTAATCAGCCATATCAATATTTAACTATGAAATCAATTATTGATAAGTGCGGTGAGGATTTTAATGTGTGTTTAATTGACGATGATACCTTTACAAATATTATTCCAGGCTGGACTATTGATATGTCTCTGGTAGCGGATCCGATAAAAAGCAAAATCCGCCAATTAGCCTTGGCTCGTATCCTATCCAATTATGGCGGGTTTCTTTTACCGAGTTCCTTCTTGTGTTTTCAAAATCTTTACCCTCTCTATGAACGCTTAACCGCCGGTGGAAAAATGTTTGTTGGCGAAATGTTAGCACGAACTGGAGTATCCGATAAAGTCAATTTCTTCCCCAGCACTAAATTTATGGGTTGTCAAAAAGGCTGCCCGTTAATGGCGGAATATATTAATTATCTCGAAACCATTGTCTCGACCGATTTTACAGCTGAGAGCCATTTTATGGGTTCCTATGGGCGCTGGTGTTTTGAAAAAATAAATAAAGGTGAAATGAATATGATCCCGGCTGATTTTATTGGCGCCAAAGATGAAAACGGTAAACCAGTTACTATTGAAATGTTAATGAGTAATAATTTTTTAAGTCTCTCGGGTAATGTGCAAGGGCTTTACATTCCTGCCGATGAAATACTAAAACGTACCGCCTTCCAATGGTTTGCCAGACTATCGGCAAAGCAGGCGTTGTCATCCGACACAACTATCGGAAAGTATCTGCTTATCGCACGCTAATTCAGTAACAGGTATATTTTCTACTAGCGTTTGACCTTCTTTGTAAATATAATACACTATTTCATAAGTAGAACTATTATATATCATTTTAGTCTCATACCTTATATTATTCGCATTGCATAATTGCCGCAAGATTGTAATGAACCGGTTGTAATCCATTTTCCGGGTGATGTAATGTTTTTTCGATTCATAATAATAAGGTTGAATGAGATCTATAAAATCAGGCATTAATTCCCGAAACACGAACTTTTTATAAAGTATTTTAGAGAACAAATAATACGTTTCATGATCTTCACCATTTTCCAGTAAAAACCCCCATAAAATATCTAATGGTATGAGGGTTTTAAATGTTTGATTTTTCATTTATACTATGCGCTTATAAAAATATTCACCAAATTATTCGTGAAATGCGCCAATTCTATCTCATCTTCGTGCACATTATTAAAAATGGTGATATACTTACACACTTGCGGGATAATAAGGTATTTTTCATCATCTGTTAATAAATCGGTCGACTTCAAATAGATAAAATAGTTATCCAAGATATCCATCACGGAATAGCCCCGATTAGACAAAGCGTAAATCAACTTGACGGCACCACGCAGGTCTTTGGTTTCTTTACATAATTGGGTATATTGATTAAATTCGTGAAAAGAGATATTGGTGCAGACCTTAATTGCCAGATCAATCGTTATTGCGCAATTTAATAATTTAAATTTTTCCAAATAGTTGACGATAATACGAATTGATTTATTACTAATCGAGAGAATAAAATCAATCACTTCCACCGAAATCGGGATTTGTTCGATGTCACAAATTTTATCAATAATTTTCCGTAATTTATCTTCCGGCAAATTACGCTTTTTAATAATTGTCAAACGTGATTGTAAACTGTCAATTACCTTTTGGTTATTAATACACGACCCGATAAAATGCACGTTGTGGCTATACTTATCTATATAATTTCGGAAGACTTGCTGACTTTGTTCATTGATAAAATCAATATCATCCACCACGAGGATCTTTTTCTTACCAATAACCGTACTGGAAGTTTGACAAAAGGTCTTTACCTCGGTCCGGTAATAGGATATTCCCTGTTCTTTCAAGTTATTAATATATAATATATTTTCACTATTGCAGTCTTGTCGGTTATCATAGTATTCGTTGATGATCGCATTTATTAAGGAAGTCTTGCCGCAGCCCGAATCACCAATAAACAATATATTCAAAACATTCATTTCGATTAACGTTTGTAATAATTCAGTCAAATCGTCTTCAAGCTCAAAATTTTTCAGACAAATTGGTTGATATTTATATAAGAACGGTTTTTCCATTTGGATAATATATAATATTCGTTAATAACTATTTAAGTTTATATTGTCTCATTATAATAATCATGAGCAATCATTATGAAGCCCTCGGGGTAAATGAAAGCGCAAGCGCCGACGACATTAAGAAAGCTTACCGAAAGCTCTCACTACAATATCATCCCGACCGAAATAGCAATTCGGCGGAATCAACTACTAAATTTCAAAGTATTAGCGCAGCCTATGACATTATTGGCGACGAAGGTAAACGTCGGCAGTACGATGCGCAATTGCGGATGCCGAATATGGGAATGGGTATGCCTTTTCCGGGAGGGGGCATGCAATTTCCAGGTGGTGGTGGTATGCAATTTCCCGGTGGCATGCATTTTCAGTCGGGCGGTGCGCCAACTTTCTTTACCACCAGTAATATTGATATTGATCCTGCCGAGATTTTAAACTTCATTTCTTCTAATTTTTTTAAGGGAGGCGGAGGCGGTGGAGGAGGCGGTATGTTTAGTATGGAGAATATAAAACAAAAACTCGCAAAACCCGTGCCGATTATTAAAACCGAGACCATCAGTCTCAGCAAAGCCTATACAGGTTTTAATATGCCGATTGAAATTACGCGCTGGATTGTAGAAAACGACGTCAAGCGTGAAGAGACTGAGACGGTTTATCTCCCCATTCCCAAGGGCGTGGATAATAACGAGATTATCGTTATGCGCGAAAAAGGCAATATTTTAAGTGAAAATAACAAAGGGGACATTAAAGTATTCATTAAAATCCAAAATGATACTGAATTTGTACGCGATGGCTTGGATTTATGTTTAAATAAAACGATTTCATTAAAAGATGCCTTGTGTGGTTTCGCATTTGATATGAATTATTTGGATGGTCGTATTTTTAAATTAAACAACACAGTGGGAAATATTGTTACGCATAATTATAACAAAGTATTGCAGGGTTTAGGAATGAAACGTGAAGAGCATGTCGGCAATTTAATTATAAACTTTAATGTCACTTTTCCGGAACATTTATCAGAAACGCAGATTGAAGCCCTGCGGGCAATTCTTTAATTATTATAATTTAAATATATAACATTATATAATATAATATATAATGTTCAAACGCTTATTGTTAGCTACTAGTTTGCTGACTAATTTGCTATCTAGTTTTACAAATGCCGCACCGATTACATCACAGATTGCCCGCACTGAAGGTTGCACCAGTATTATTAACAATAATAAGAACTATTTATTTTGTCAAACCCCCAAAAGTTGGCTGAACGCGCAAACATTTTGCGCCATGAGCGGCGGCGATTTATTATCCATTCGGAATGTAGAAGAAAGCGAGTGGATAAAGCAGCAACGTAATGAAACCAATACCTTAGCCACCGATGCCTGGATTACCTTAGAAACAAATAATTTCGTTTTTTGGAGTTGGAATATCATGTCACCAACTGGAGTGCAAAACACGAATTGTGCTCGAGTGTTAGCGATCAGTAATGTGATTGAAGATATGTCGTGCAATGTTTTATTAAATTTTATCTGCGAACGCCCGTACAGGTCAACCTTAACCACGACAGATCATACCCATATGACTACATCCACACCCGACCTTCCATATTATACTAACTCCGCCTATTATGAACCAATGTTCATTATTTTCGGTCTATTAATTATTATGCTGATTATTATCCGCGTACAGATGCGAGATAAATACATTTACACCCGAAGGGTTGACGATATGCCGCAGACGACGGTACCTCCTACATTGCCGCCTGTTCAACTTATGGAAAATCCTTATATGCGTGTTAAGCCAGAATATGTGAATCAAGATTATGCGATAAATACAAACGTGAAACCAAATAGTGAGGATGTGCCTGATTATTCTGTACCTGGGTATTCTGTTCCTGCTTATTCTGTGCCCGATTATAGTGAAACAACGACGGATACAGGAAATTATTCTTATTTGGATGTTATTGTTTTGCCGACGGCTACAATGCCCATGTCACAGGCTACAATGCACCAGGCTACAATGCCCCAGGCTACAATGCCCATGCCCGAGTCTAGAATTGGTTCATATACTTATATGCGTTAAATTATTTTAGTTACTTATAAAAATGTAAGCATAATGTTGCTTACATTTTTATACCTTATACCTTATACCTTATTCATAAAAATATAGGTGACAACATATTCACTCCCTTCGTTAAACTTGAAACTTTCACTAGACATTAAATAAAACAATCTCCATTTTTGATATTCACTATCAGTTTGTAATATTGTCTGTATATAAGGATCTTCATACATTCGGTGTAACCAAGAATCAAGTGTTTTTGAATACTCTTTACCATTAACGAGTTTCGTGTCAAATACTTTTAAATGCTTATTGAATTTGGAAAATAAATCAACTCTGGGTATAGTTCCGCCAGAGAAAAAATTCCTACCCATCCAAGTGTTTGAACTCATGATCGTCGTATGTTTTGTATGAGCTAATATATGAAAGAAACAAAATCCATCATCTGTTAAAATTTTACTCATCTTTTCAAACAATAATGGATAGCCACGACAATGTTCAAGACATTCAATTGAAACAATTCGTTCATATTTTTTGTTATTGTCATCATTAATAGGTGTATTTACAAAGTCGTCGATATCTTGTTTCCATATTTTTAAATTTTTAATTTTTTTAATTTCAATTTGGGATTGAATGTATTCTATTTGAGTATGTGAATTTGAAAAAGTTTCAAAAAGTAAATGTGGAAATGATACAGCATTAGAAATACATAACGACCCCCAACCATTTCCTATTTCTAGAATTCTATCTCCAGATTTTAGTTCATCTAATTTCATGAGAGTTTGATATTTTTGTATTGTATATTTTTCCGCATCATTAATGTTACTAATTCTATCATGATCCCATTCACAAGAACTATACTTTAATTTATCACCCAAATGACGTAGGAAAAAATCAGTAGGAACTTCATAATGTTGTTTGTTTGCTTTTTCAATCTCATATGTTGTTTTGTATGATTTGTTAATTTTTTCTACAATGTGATTTTCTCGGTCTTCATTTTTTTGCACATTATTATAATGTAATAGACCACGAATTAAGTAACGAATGCAATTATCCGATAAATAAGTTTGAAAACGTATAAATATATCAACAATATATTGTTTTGATAATAGCCCAAACATCTATTACCTATTATTAGGCATAATGTTTAAATGTATTTTTATATTATATACAGGATATTTTATTTTCACATTATAATAGATAATGGAAAATAAAATTATAAAAGGTGATTATAAATATATAAAATTTGACGGGATATATAGAAGAGTATATGATGATGCATGTGTTACAGATCAAATTTTAACTAAAATAAAATGTATAGAATATGACAATGAAAATATCCGTATTAAACCTTTATTTACATGTACGATTGAAATGTGTAAAACATGTAAGCATAAGCACTGTTTAGAATTTTAAGTAAAAAGTTTCACAGAGGTTTTGTGGAACTTTTTCAAAAGTTTTTACATATTTTTATCAATGTATACCGTTTTGGCAATCTTCCTAATAATTTTACTCTCATTCTCGGGTATAGTGCCACCAAAACCGCCCATCGCTTGCCTTGTTAGGCTGAGGTATGTTTCATTTAAACGATGCATGTTATTTTTGCAATTCGGATACATTTCGCGCCAGATGGGTAACAAACGGATATTCTTAGCCGTAATGCGTTGCACCAGCATCCGCACTTGATCGTGGTCGCTCGTTTCTTTGCTCCATACATCGTCAGCGTGGACATACATTGTATCGCGCTTGGTGTCACTACAATGAATAGGACGTTTATACACATCCAACTCATTGAGTTTTTTAATGATAATATCGGAGATACCATCCACGTACCCAAGGTGTCCGACCTTTTCGAGATCCGAGATTTGCAATTGGAATGAATCAGCAAAATCCTGAATATTCATGGCATCCTTACAATGTTCGTTCAAAAATATTTGCATATTGAATGTTTTGTTATGGCTGTTTTTATTATTAATAGTTGTATTATTATTATTACTGCCTTTACACACTTCCATCATTTTGTTTTGCAAATCAGTATTGCTTTTCATCATTTCTAAAATCAAATTTTTAAAGTCTTTATTATCATTAATTAATTCTTTATTTTCGTCAATGAGGGTTTTGATTAATGTTTGGTCTTCGATTATTGGTTGACTTATATTATCACTTATTGTGCATATTTTTTTATGTTTCCATAGACCTGAATAGTACTTATAATAATTTCCACATTTATCACATACATTTTGTTTATAATTTTCTGGCGTTGCATGTATACTCTTTTGTATTCTTATATGTTTTGGTCTCGCAATATGGCGATCCCAATCACTTTGTTTACTGCATATGAAATTACATTTTTTGCAGCTGAAATTATCGGCGTTTTTTGGCGTTTTCTTCGTATCCATTTATATTCTAAATGGATATAATAAAAAACGCCTAAACCTTTTTCAAAATAAATTATAAAAAGTGGAAAAAATTATGCTCACAAACATTTTCGCCCAAAAATCAAAATGAGAGCATAATGGTCACAACTCGTTTTTTCACGTTTTTTACAGAGGGCGAAGCCCGATATTGACTTTTGGACATTTATAAATGTCCAAAATCGATTTGCGACGAACAAGTCTAGAATTATCCATTTTTTTCATAATTACATATTTTTATCAATATATACTGATTTTGCAATCTTTCTAATAATTTTGCTCTCATTCTCGGGTATAGTGCCTCCAAAACCGCCCATCGCTTGCCTGGTTAAGCTCATATAAGTATCATTCAGTTTATGCATATTATTTCTGGAATTAGGATACATATCTTGCCAGATAGGAATCATTCGGATATTCTTGGCGGTAATACGTTGTACCAGCGCCCGCACTTCGTCATGATCACTATTATCTTTGATCCACACATCATCGGCACGCACATACATCGTATCGCGCTTGGTATCGCTACAATGTATCGGGCGTTTATGGACATCCATCTCATTGAGTTTTTTAATGATGATATCGGAGATACCATCCACATACCCAAGGTGACCGACTTTTTCAAAGTCCGAGATTTCTAATTTGAACGAATCAGCGAAATCTTTAATATTCATTGCATCCTTACAATGCTCATTCAAGAATATTTGCATATTGAAGGTTTTGTTATGACTGTTTTTTGTTTTAGTATTATTATTGATTGTCGTGTTACTATTTTTACATACTTCTAACATTTTCTCTTGGAATTCCTGATTTTGTTTTTGCAAATCTGTATTGCTTTTCATCATTTCAAGTATTAAATTTTTAAAGTCTTTATTATCATTAATTAATTCTTTATTTTCATCTATTAATAATTGTATTACATCGGTATTTTCACTATTTTTTTCGATTAATTGAACAGGTATATTTATACACGTTTTTTTATGCTTCCATAAACCTACATTTGATTTATATTCTTTACTGCATATTTGACATATGAACAGTTGAGTGTTTTGGATTAACTGTTCATTAACTGACATTAACTTAATATGCTTCGGTGTTGATAAGTGTTTATCATAATTACTTTTTTTAGAGCATTTGAAATGACATTTTTCGCAAACATATTTTTCGGCATTTTCTGGCATTTTTTCCATTAACTCGTTATAATATTAGTTAATAATAAAAAATGCCTAAATCTTTTACAAATAAAATTATAAAAAAGTGGAAAAAATTATGCTCACAAATTATTTGACCAAAAAACCAAAATAAGAGCATAATGGTCACAACTCGTTTTTTCACGTTTTTTCCAGAGGGCGAAGCCCGAAAAGCCATTTTGGACATTTATAAATGTCCAAAACCGGTTTGCGACCAACAAGTCTAGAATTATC